AGTCACCAAAGAAAACAGACTTGTACACGTTTGCTGGGGCAGTTCCACCAACAGAGGCATTGATCAAAGTGGCATCGTAAGCAATCTTATTCTTGCCAGTATTAGCCTGTGCGCCGTTTGGCATTCCAGTCGAGGAAATAAACACCATGTCATCAATGCGACCAACAGTATAATCCATCGGGCGGCCGGTACGATTATAAAGTTGAACAGCTTCCCAGTGTGGGTCTTGACGCAAATAAGCAATGTGGTGAGGGTGGCACACACAAACCCAAGCATTCAAACCCTGGAATTTAGGAGCGCCGGCAGTATCTAGTGTTTCAGCAGCTTGATGTACTAGATCAATATTGAAGTAGTCAACGCCACCTTGCAAAGCAGCACGAGAAGCCCGGCCATTGGAATAGATAACATTCGGAGTGCCCATCACGGTATCTCGCAGCCACTTATTGGTAGTCATACCATAATCGCGGCCTAGAGAGATCGAAGCTTCCATAAGAGTATCTTCTTGCGCTAGATGCAGTCGCTTTTCAGATACTTCCATACCATTGCCCCATTCAGTCACGGTAACTGAATACTGGGAGGCGGTAAAAGCTTTAGTCTCAATGGTTTTAGTTTCAAGCAGCGGCCCACCAAGATCAATGTCGCCAAAACGAGTAAAGATAATCTGCTCACCTGGCATTTTGCTCAGGTCTTCATTCTGAACAGCAAAGTAATCAAAAGGCATATTAGGAAGAGCAAGACGTTCAATTACAGCGGAATAAACAGGAAGCTTCGTCTCTGGTAGAGCAATATACTGCCCACCAGTATTAACACCAAAACCCACATTAGCCATAATCTATCCTCCGTTAGTGTTTATGTAATAGTTCATCCACCATCTTCTGGAAATCTTCTTCCTTGGCATGAACTATCTTGTCACGAATATCAGAATCCATCCCGAGACTCTTCATTACGTTCTTATTAATCTCAACCATTGAAAGCGGTTTGGCTACAGATTCGCTTCGTTCTTTCGCCAACTTTTCCTGTACTTCACCAAAAACCTTTTCTTGCATAACCTTAATTTCCAGTACAGATGCTTCCACTTCGCCGACAGTCTTTCCAATAACAAGTTTAGAAAAGGATTCTGTAATCCCATTCTCCTTGATGAGCCGTTCCCTGATAACTTCCGCCTTATATTTTTCAAAAGCAGCTTCCTGCTCCTGTTTAATCTTAGTAACCTGGTCAGAAATGATCTGTGAAACAGCTTTCTTAGTCTCTTCTAGTTCTTCTTTGTGTCTATTAATTTCCTGTAGAAGACTAGATACTTCCGAAACTTCTTGTTTTGGGGCTTCTTGCTTTTCAGCAAGTTTCTTTTCTAGTTCTTTACGAAGCTGCTCTTCGTCGGTGAACTTCTTTACAGCAGCATCGACTTGCTTAACTCGAAGGTTCTTTTCAGACTGCCTAACTTTATTCAGCCGGTCCTCAAGTTCCTTCTTAGTAATAGTGATGACCTTTTCCTTTTCAGGATTATCTTCTCCAGTTGGTTTAGAAAGATCATTCACAAGTTCATCAGTTTGGATGTCGCCTAACACTTCTTCCATACTAGCCATAGTTATTCTCCGTAATTAATTATCAATAATTGTTAAACGATGTTATTCTTCAGAACCTTATGATCTTGAACAGTTGGTTTGGAATGGTCGTTCTCAACCGAACCTACACCACCAACTACTCGATCATCCCGCTGTTCTTTGGTAAAAGAAAAGGTATTAATCTCGCCATTCTTAACCTGAGAATCCCCATCATTAACCCGATCATTCGATTTCGATCCAGCACTCTTCATAATTTTCCTCCTAGGAAAAATAGAACTAACATTTAAGATACCAATCTATAGTCTAACAAGTATAAATTCTAATGTCAATATATTTTATTGCACTTTCTTTTCACTTGTCAAGGAAACTTTATTCCCTTGTATTTCTTGTTCTGGTCTAGTTGGGCTTTTGTTACCCGCGTTTTGTTTTGTACTATCACTGTTGTTGCTGCCTGCATTTACTTTTATTGCATATTGATTTTCTAATTGTAACTTGGTTTCTAATTCTTCTTTCATTTCTTTCTTTGCTTCTTCAACAATAAATTTAGCATCTGAATCACCACAACCACGTCGTCTTAATTCCCGCTCTCTTGTAGTCAATCCTAATCTAAGATCGGTTTCAGCGTTAGATCGTTCCATCTGCTCGTTACGAGGGAGAGTCTCTTTGAATATAACTTGGTTACGATAGATATGTGTTCCATACTTCTTTAAAGCATCCATCTGCTTTCTAAAGTTCTGATCTTTCATTTCCAATGTTTTCATAATCAGTTCATTTACTTTCTCCAGTCCTTTAGAATACAGATTCTGTTTTACGTCTCGTTTGTCAGTCATTGGCATGTAATGATATGATATAGCCGAAGTATTATCCGCCTGTGATTTATCATTCTTTCTACCAAGGGCATCATCCGGGGTAGACGATAGTTCAAATAAATCAGACCTAAGTGCATCTCTAAACTCTAGTCCGGCGGCAAGAGAATTTTGCATTTCCAGATTCTCTACTTCCGTTCCTTCTGGCATGAACCACACCCTGTCTTCCGCGCGAGAAAGATTAGATGGTGTTGCTCCTATAATTACTGTTGTAGGATGCCCATAATAGTCTAGCATTCTACAAAGATCGGAAGTCTTTTCGTTGTAGGTTCTCTGAATATCTATGATCTCTGCTAGATCAGAATAACCGTAATAATTCGATCCTTGCAACCAGTTTGGGATATGTATAAGTGGTATTTCCCCATAGAAGTGTTCTTTAGTTACTTCTGAATCTTTACCCTCTCTGTAAGTAACAGTATTTTTTGTCCAGGTTTCTGACTTTACTACTATATTATCTTCAAAATGTGTATCATAAGAAAAGAATTTTTTAGATTCAATACGCTTGTATACAGGATACAGAATAGTAATCTCTTGTATATTATCCTTATCTACCCCATAAGGACCACCAACAACAGGATAAACAAAACTAGGAGGGATAACATCTAGTTTTACATAGTTGTTTTCTGAAGCATCAAAACTTGAATTGTCATATATATCATCACCAACCCAAGATACTCGTATCCAAGTATCACCTGTTACAAACCCTGTTTGCGCCAATAGGAACAGGAAAAGATTCTTGTCGTTTCTGCGCCAAGCATCATCCAAATAATTCTTCTGGAATTGCCTTGATTCCTGTTCGTTTTCCGGGGTATCAGGAATATCCGGGATAACTATATCAAATCCGTTTCTTACTAGAAATTCTACATGTCGATCTATAATTGCCTTGCAATAGTTAATTGTTTTTAGCTTATTTTTGTCATTTGGAGACCTGTTTATCCACTGAATCCCATTATAAAAATCCCAATATGTTTCATACTGCATGATTCTTTGCATATTTTCAGCATTCTGCATTAAATGCCGATGAAAATTTGACATTGAAGCAGAGGCAAGTGCTAGTTTTCTATAGTCCATAGTGACTCCTATCTAAAAGGGCGCCTACTGAAGTTGTCTGGTCTTTCGTAAAGGAAATTCTCAAAATATCTTGTATCTACTTTAATTAGTGGATTGTAATCAAGTTGAGTAGAAATATGTCTTCTATCTTTATTTGCACCCCAACAAAGCATCATTAAACTATCAGGGTAGTCATCTTGCGCCGAAGATTCATCTTCTGGTTTACCAACCTTCCTGATGTTGCCTACCCATTCAACTTCCAAACCTTCCAACTGCTGATAGAAGCGGTCTACTCTCTTGGTTTTCGTTGTTTTTCCATAAGGCCAAGTTATCCTTCCGCTGTTTATCTCTTGCTCTAATACGCCATACCCTTCATGTTTTGATTGCTTAGAAAATATAAATGGTACAACCGCAATTCTGTTCGGCTCCAAATCACCCCGAAGACGGGAAATAATTGGATCACCTTTACCTGTTCCGTCGCCAACGAACTTAAAGCAAGTTGGATACCGCGAAACAAATTCTAGTATTTGTTTATGTTGCAATTCATGATCGTCGCCAATAATCTCAAGCCAGTCCAAAATGTGTATTCGATACCGTGTCTCTCCAGCAAACTTAATGGGGTTGTCTAACCATACTTTCCCAGCGGTAAGTACAGTTGATGATTTCATTTTACCGAAGTCACCCGCTATAATAACAGGATGATCACCTTCTGATCTTTCCGTTAAAGCCCGCTTCTTAAATTCAGAGATTACTTCTCCCTTTTCACCGTACACAAATTCTGATGCTCCATGGATAACTGAGCACTTCTTTAACGCGGCGCTAGATAAGAAAGAACTTAGACTATCAGACCACTTACAACAGTATGCCATCTTAAAGTCTTCTGAATTCTCACCACCAATACTTTCAAACTCTTCTATTACTTTTTTGACAACTTTTTCATACCGATTTGTCCCAGCGTATTTAACTACTGTTTTCCAATCAAATTCAAAGTGTAGTTTGTTCTTATAACTCTCAGTCTTGTCTTCCCAGTCCCCAATCTTAGCTATTCCATCTGCTGCCACGTTTCGTTTAATCGAATCGTAAAAGTGGTTTTTTGTTTTAGTAGGAGTTCCGATCTTTACCCTGGTTCCTGCCGTATCACTAATCATTGGTGTAATAGACTTTCGCACAAGAGTATTAGAAATA